TGAACAAATGACTGCTGACAAATCTGAAACTGTTGATCAGGAAAAACTACTTTCTGACTTTAAAACTCGTTATCAAAACTTGATTGGAGAGAACCAAAAACTCGCTGGTCAAATCAAACAAAACGAAACTCAAGCACTAAAACTGCAAGGAGCAATCGAAACGCTAGAATATATTTTACAACCTGGAGAAGAAGTAGACGAGGTTTCAACCGCAGAATAAGCAAAGAGACCGCAAGGTCTCTTTTTTACGGTTATAAATATCTCCAGTAGGCATTTCGTTTTCGTGCACGGAAACCATTAGAGATTTAACCAATGGCAAATAGATTACAATTACGACGTGATGGTGCCCAACAGTGGGCGAACATTAACCCTATTTTGGCACAGGGTGAACTTGGTATTGAAATTGATACATCACGTATTAAGATCGGTGATGGTGTAACTCCGTGGAATAGTTTAAAATACGAAAGACCTTTAGAAACAGAATCGAACGCTGCTAATACACTTGTAAAAAGAGATGCTGATGGTAACTTCCAAGCAGGTGCTGTAACTGCTACTCTAATTGGTAATGCTTCTACATCCACACGTCTTGCCAACGCACGTCAAATCCAATTAGCTGGTCAGGTTACAGGATCAGGATCTTTTGATGGATCTCAGAACCTTACATTAACAACTGACCTATCTCTAATTACAACACTACCGCATTATGATCCCAGTAATCCAGATGCTGATGCACTCTATACTAGAGTCCGAGTTAACTCTCAAGGTAGGGTTATTGGTGCTGAGCTTGCATCTACTCTGGCAAACTATGGTATTACTGATGCTCAGCCCCTTGATGACGAACTTACCTCACTTGCTTCTCTAACAACACTAGGTATCCTTGTAAGATCATCTGTTGGTAATGTCTCTACCAGACAACTAACTGGTGGTGCAGGTCGTCTTGTATTTACAGTACCTGATGGTAGTTCACAGAACCCATTCATTGACCTTGCTGATACAGCAGTTGTTGTTGGTAACTATAACATTGAATCATTAACATCTGTTAATGCTAATGGTGCTAACTCAGAACCATATGGTACAGAGACAGTTAATGCTACAAGGTTTAGTGTTGATAGATATGGTCGTGTCACACTGGCAAAGAATGTTCCTATTGCTACTGCAACAGAGGGATCTAAGTATGCTACTTATGACGCTGCTACTGCATATAACCGTTATGACATCCTTGAACAGGGTGGAAGGATATATCAGGCAATTCAAGATATAAGTGCTGGTGGTGGAGCACCTGGTCACACTACAGGAGATGTAGGTGGATGGAGATTCACTAATAATGCTGCTATTGAACAGAAAGGTCTTGCTTCTTTCGCACAAGAAGACTTTGATGTAGATTCAAACGGTCACGTAACTATCTCAGCAGCAGGTGTTGATAACACCCAACTACAGAACAACCGCATCATTTATACTGACGGAAATACTGTACAGGAATTTGAGTTAGACAATGAGCTAACAACTTCCACTGGACACACAGGATTTGATTACCTCAACTATATTAAAATTAATGACACTTCTGGAAATCTTCTCTTTGGTGCTAATAACACCGATAATAGTTCTGCTGGTGGAGTTGATATTAATGTTGACACTAATATTAGTGGTGCGAATATCATCCTAGACAGACCTGGCAACACTCCTTTACAGACTATTGAAAGGACAGCAGGTTCATTAAAAATTCATCATAATGTCAATTCAGCAACTGATAGAACTCTTGATATTATTTCAAACAATAGCGGTGCTGGTACTGCTAGTATTAATATTACGGCTGACGAAGATATAACAATATCTGCGACTAATGTATCTAATAGAGTTAATGTAGAGGGATTCCAATTCCAAGACGATACCCTCAGTAGCACTGCTACTACTATGATCTTGGATCCAGGTGATGACGATGCTGCAACTGGTAAAGTTCAGATTCGTGGTGACCTTCAAGTAGATGGTACAACCACTACTGTTAATTCCACTGTGGTAACTGTCGATGATCCAATCATCGTTCTAGGTGGTGACACTGCTCCTGTTGCTGATGATAACAAGGATCGTGGTGTAGAGTTCTCATATTACGACACACAAGCAAGGGTAGGATTTTATGGATGGGATGAAGATTACGCGGACTCTAACATATGGTCTGGCACTGGTGGGTATAGGTTCCTCTACAATGCCACTAACACAAATGAAGTTTTTGCTGGTACTGACGCTCCTATCATTGCTGGTAACCTCCGTCTAACAACCAACACAGGTTCTACATCAACTACAACTGGTACATTAGTTGTAACTGGTGGACTTGGACTTTCTGAGAACGCACACATTGGTGGTACTGTTACGATTGCAGGTCAATCAGAAATCAATAACAATGTAATTCTAAAGGCAGATAATAAGTCATTTAATATACAGACTGCTGCGGGTGTAGATAAGTTTACAGTCGATTTTGATAATGGTAATACAGTAATTCAAGGTACGGTTGATATTCAACTGGAAACCAAGGTTACTGATAACATAATTTTACAAGCCGATGCTAAAGAATTTTCAATTAAGAACGCTAGTGGGAACACTCAGTTTGTTGTCGATTCCGATAATGGGAATACAGTTACTGAGGGGACGCTTAACGTTAAGCAAGGGGTTGACTTTGATACGACCCTCAATGTGGATGGTAAAGCAGACTTTAACAGCGACCTTGAAATAGATGGTGACATTACATCACATAATGATATTCTAATTGACACTACAGGTAAGTTCCTTAAGTTAAATAACGGATCTGCTGATAAATTTGTTGTATCAAGTACATCAGGTAATATCGATACTGACGGAACATTGAACGTAGCAAGTCTTGTTCACTTTGAATCATCAGATACACCTACAGTTACTACTGATGCTCAAGATAACTTTGTTATCAGTGCAGCTGACTACGGTGCTTTACGAGTAGATGGTGGTGGTTACGTTGAAGGTGATGTTCTCTTTAACTCTGACATCTATGTAAACGGTATTATTAATGAGAGAGACTTAGGTACTACTGAAACATTCAACACACAAAACTACTTAAGAGTTAGATATAAACTTCGTACTGGTGTTTCTGCTGCATACACTCCTACCTTTGCACAGGATAATGCATCAAACCTAAGAGTATTTGGTGGAGGTGGTATTGCTACTGATCTTCATATTGGTGAAAATCTATTTGTAGGTAAGAAAGCGAATACAGATACTGTTGAATTCTCTGTTGATGAAGATGGTAATACAGTTATAGGTAGAGCAGGTGCAGGTACAAACACTGTCGGAACATTAGTTGTACACGGTGACGTTACAACAAACCGTAATGTATCGTTCACAGGCTCACAGGTTACTATAGGTGATGCTACTGGCGATGCTTTGACAGTCGAAGCAACATCCACATTCAATTCTAATGTAACTCTTGCTTCAGGACAGGATCTATTGGTTGGTGGTAATGCTGAAATTACTGGCAACTTGACAGTTCAAGGAACTACTACAACAACCAACAGTACTACTGTTACTATTGATGATCCTATATTCACACTGGGTGGAGATACTGCTCCAAGCTCAGACGATAATATGGATCGTGGTATTGAGTTCCGTTATTATGATTCACAAGCACGTCTTGGATTCTTTGGATGGGATGATTCAGCAGCTAGGTTTGCTGTTTATCACGCTGCTACTAACAGTGCTGAAGTATTCTCTGGTACAAGATCAGGTATTGATGCTGGTTCTATAAAATTATTTGATACAACAAATGCAACCAACGCTTCAAGTGGTGCTCTCATTGTCGGTGGTGGTGCTGGCATTGGTCTTGATTTATATGTGGGTGATGATCTCGTAGTAACTGACGATGGATCATTTGGTGGTAACGTTGATATAACAGGTACATTAGATGTTGGAGACGACTTCGCAGTTAACACTAACAAGTTTAACGTTGATAAAGTTACTGGTAACACAACTGTTGCTGGTACTTTTGGTGTCACAGGTATTTCAACACTTGCTTCTACAGTCAATATCACAGGATCAGGATCTAATCTTACTGTAGGTGGTACAGGATCTATCGCAGGTGACTTTGATATTAACGTCAATAAGTTTACAGTTGCTGCTGCCACAGGTAACACAGTAATTGACGGAACCTTAGACGTAGATGAAGCAACAAATGTCACATCAACATTTGGTGTAACAGGAGTTGTTACTGCTACAAATCAAACTCAATCTACAGTTGGCAATACTTACAGTAGTGACGGTGCTTTCAGATTAACTGGTGGTGCTTCTATCGGTAAGAACGCTGCTATTTCTGGTGATCTTAGAGTTTATACTAACTCACAACTAGATGGAACTCTTGACGTAGAAGGTATAACCAACTTCACAGAGAAGGTTCTATTTAATAAGAATACTGACTCTGGTTCTGCTACAGATACAAGTGCTTCGATATATTCAGCAGGTGGTTTAGCGATCACTAAGAAAGCATTTATTGGAGATGACTTAAACGTTGGTGCAGGTAACTTCACTGTTGACGGACCTACAGGTAACGTTGGAATTGCAGGTACTCTATCTGTAACACAAGCATCTGGATTCTCTACTATTACTGCTAGTGGTGTTGCTGAACTACAATCAACCTTGAACCTTGGTGGTGGATTTAACATTAACACTAACAAGTTCAACGTTTCATCTGCAACTGGTAACACAGATATTGCAGGTACACTTGATGTTACAAACGCAGTTGACTTAGATTCTACTCTTAACGTAGATGGTAATGCTGACTTTAATAGTGGTATAGATGTCACATCTGGTAATGCTACATTTGCTGGTCTTGTACAGGCAGATAACGTAACTGATTCTACTGGATACACTGATGCTTCTGCATCTCTATCCACAGATGGTGGTCTATCAGTTACTAAGAAAGCATATGTTGGTGGTGACTTTTCAGTTGGTGGTGCTGCTGGTATTAAAGCATCTATCACTGCTGCATCTGGTAACACAGATATCAAAGGAACACTCAACGTTGATGACGCTGTAACCCTCGGATCAACTCTTGGAGTCACAGGTCAGATTACAGGTGATGTAACTGGTGATCTAACAGGTAATGCTGATACTGCATCTCAGATCAATGTTACTAACACTAACAACAACACTCTGTTCTACCCTGCGTTTATGGGTGGTAACACTGGTAATCAAGGTGTATTTGTTGACTCTGCTAACTTAACTTACAACCCATCTTCTAACACTCTATCTGTAAGTAACTTCGTTTCTACTACAAACTTCGAAGTTCAGGGTAACTTGAACGTTACTGGAACTATTGCATTCCACGAATCTCAAGTTAGTGATATCAGTAACCACAATACTGATGCTCTTACTGAAGGATCTACAAATCTATACTTCACAAACGAAAGAGTTGATGACAGAGTAAATGCTCTTATCGTTGCAGGTACAGGACTTACAAAAACTTATGACGATGCTGCTAACACATATACTTTAGCATTTGACTTTACAGAATACGATACTGATAACGTAGTTGAAGGATCAACCAACTTGTTCACCACTGCTGCTCGAACAAGGACACACTTTACTTACGGAACAGGTATTGAGTTGTCTGGTGGTGGTGAACTATCTGTGACACAAGCGGATATTGATACCGACAATGTTACTGAAGGATCTACAAATCTATTCACAACTGCTGCTAGAACTAGAACACACTTCACATATGGTACAGGTATTCAGTTAGATACTGGAACACTTTCTGTAACTCAGGCAGATATTAATACTGATAATGTTACTGAAGGATCTACAAACCTCTTTACTACTGCTGCAAGAACTCGTGGACACATTAGTGTAAGTGGAGACTTAGGATACAATGCTTCTACTGGTGTTATATCATACACAATCCCAACAACTATTGCATCTCTATCTAACCACGATACTGCTGATCTTGCTGAAGGAACTAACCTTTACTACACAGATGCAAGGGCAGATGCAAGAATTGCTGCTGCTGATACTGGAGATCTTACAGAAGGATCTAATCTATACTTCACAGATGCTAGAGCAAGAGCTGCGATCTCTGAGAACAGCACACAACTAGCATACAATTCCACTACTGGTGTACTAACATATACACAGGGTGATACTGACACAGTTGCAGAAGGATCAAGCAATCTATACTTTACTAACGCTCGTGCTGATGCTAGAATTGCTGCTGCTGATACCGATGATCTATCTGAAGGATCAACCAATCTTTATTACACAGACGCTAGAGCAGACGCTCGTGTAACAGCAGGTATCACTGGAAAACTTGATGCATCTGCTGTTAGCACATTTGGTCTAACACTGGTTGATGACGCTACAGCATCTGCTGCAAGGACAACTCTTGGACTTGGAACTGCTGCTACTACTGCATCATCTGATTATGCAACTGCTGCACAGGGTACACTTGCTGCATCTGCTACACAACCAGGCGACTTGGCAACTGTAGCAACCAGTGGAGCATATAATGACCTAACTGGCAAACCTACATTATTCTCTGGTGATTATGATGATCTATCTAACAAACCAACACTAGGTACTGCTGCTGCAACTGCAAGCACTGCATATGCAACTGCTGCACAAGGTACGAAGGCAGACGCTAACGATACTGACATAGATGACATCTATACTCAGTTAGTTGCTATTGGTAATAACAATGCTATTACCACAGTCGCACAACTTAAAACTGCACTACTCGCACTCGCAAGATCTTAATTATGAAACCATTCCCACTTAAATACGTACCGCTATTATTTGTACTTTGTTGCATAGCATCAATTACATTGAACGTAGCACCTGTACTTGCCAATCACTTACCAGTGATGTATGTACAAGTACCTCAGTGGGCAGATGATTGGGCAGTGTGTGCTGTAGATATACCTGACGCAAAATGTCATTGGTATGTTATGGCACCTGACAACACATTCGGTGAAGGATTCGACTGGGAGACTGCTCCTTGGTTCGATGCCAATGGTTTAAATGATGTTGCTCCTATGCAAAAAGAAACTGTTGTACAACAAATTCAATATCAAAAGTAATGGCTTCCCCTAATTCAAAAGCAACTTTAAAAGAGTACGCACTTCGTAGACTCGGTAATCCTGTATTGGAAATTAATGTTTCTGATGACCAGATTGATGATGCTTTAGATTATACATTACAAAAGTTTGAAGAATATCATTACGGTGGATCTGAAAGGATGTATATGAAACATCAGTTCACTGCTGAAGATATTGCAAGATTTCAAGGAGATACATCAGAGACAGGAACTGATACATTACAGGCAGGTAGTACAGGAACAGTATTTAAGACGCAGAATAATTATTTGATTATGCCTGATCATATTCGGGCAGTGAATGGTATCTTTACTTTCCAAGATAAAGGTACTGCTAATATGTTTGACATTAGATATCAGTTGAGATTGAATGATCTGTTCGATTTTACATCGACACAGTTTCATCATTACTATATGATTCAGACTCACCTCTCAACAATTAACTTCTTGTTGGAAGGAATGAAACCTACCAGATTTATGGCAGAGACTGGTAAGTTATACATTGATATGGATACTACAACAGATATGAGAGAAGGTGAGTATATGGTTATGGAATGTGTCAGTGCAATCGATCCTGTAAACTATCCTAAAATATATAATGTGATGTGGGTTAAAGATTATGCTACATCAATGATCAAGAAGCAGTGGGGAACAAATTTAACTAAGTTCCAAAATGTTCAGTTACCTGGTGGTGTTACTCTTAATGGCGAGAAGATTTATTCTGATGCTATTACAGAACTAGAAGCACTAGATGAACAACTTCGTACCACATACGAAACACCTCCTATGGATATGATAGGCTAATGGCTACTAATTCCTTTTTCACAATGGGAACTTCGGGGGAGCAAAACCTCGTAGGTTCTCTAGTCAAAGAACAGATTAAAATGTTTGGTGAGGATGTATATTACATTCCTAGAGTCATCGTGGATGAAGATCCTGCATTTGGTGAAGACTCTATGTCTAAATTTGATGACGCATATCTTATAGAAGCGTACCTAGAAAACGCACAAGGATTTGAAGGAGATGGAGATTTATACAGTAAGTTTGGTGTAAGAATATCTGATCAGGTTACATTTGTTATTGCAAGAGAAAGGTTCACAGAGTTAGTGGATGACAATGCCACACTTGTAGTGGAAGGTAGACCTAATGAAGGAGACTTGGTTTACTTCCCTCTAGCACAAAAGTTATTTCAAATACAGTACGTTGAATATGAAACTCCTTTCTTCCAGTTAGGTAAGATTCATACTTGGGGTCTGAAATGTGAACTCTTCGAGTTTAGTAATGAGAACTTTGACACAGGTGTTGATGCTATTGATGTAGTTGAAAGAAACTTCTCTACTACAATTACTCTTAACTTTGCAGAAGGTGGTAGTGGAACCTTCACTGCTGGTGAAACAATCGCAGGTGGTACATCTAATGTAACTGCTGAAGTTAAGTCGTTTGATTCTGCTACAAGACAACTACAAATCTACAATAGATCAGGTATCTTTACAATCCCAGAAACCGTTACTGGACAGACATCTGGAGCAGCGTGGACAACTGCCAGTTATAATACCCTAAATAATACTAACTCTGAGTTTGATCAGAATCAATTCTTTGAGACTCAGGCTGATGGAATACTTGACTTTAGTCAAGGAAATCCATTTGGTGAATTTGGAGGAGAAACTTAATGTTAGGAACGTATGCTTATAACGAAATATTTCGAAAGACTGTAATTGCATTTGGTACGCTATTCAATAATATTGAGATTAGACGTGCTGCTACTGGTGCAACTACCGAGGTTATGAAAGTACCCTTGGCATACGGTCCTAAAGATAAGTTTCTAGCAAGGTTAGCACAAGCTGCCACTGCTGAGGATAGAACAACTCAGATTACTTTACCTCGTATTTCATTTGAAATATCAGGTTTCTCTTATGACACCACAAGAAAAGTAGCACCGACTCAGATCATACGTCACGTAGACTCTAGTGACAAAACAAGAAAGGCATTTATGCCTGTACCATATAATGTTGATTTTGAATTAGCAATTCTTGCTAAAAATCAAGATGATGGTTTACAGATTCTTGAACAGATCTTACCAATCTTCCAACCAATGTTCACAGTAACAATTAATTTGGTTGATGCTATTGGTGAGAAGAAAGATTTTCCAATCATTCTTAATGGAGTTTCTTATGATGATGATTATGAAGGTGATTTCACAACACGGAGAACCTTAATTTACACCTTAACATTTTCTGCTAAGACATACTTGTACGGTCCTGTACCTGATATTAGCAGTAAGGTTATTAAGAAATCTATTGTTGATACTCATCTTAAGGTCGATACAACTGCTGCCAGAGAAGTCAGATACACAGTCACTCCAGATCCATTGACTGCTGAGGCTGATGACGACTTTGGATTCAATGAAATTAAATCGGAATGGCAAGATGGAAAAGCCCGCAATCCAGTCACAGGACAAGACGAGTAAGTACGACGGTATAGAGGAAGCTCTCGATGTAGAGACTTCTATATCACCTGTTGAAACTGAAGATGTATCTTTGCAACAAGAACAAGTTAACAAAGATTACGAATATACTCGTGGCAACCTGTACTCACTTATTGAAAAAGGACAAGAAGCTGTTGATGGTATCTTAGATCTAGCACAACAGTCAGATAGTCCCAGAGCATATGAAGTTGCAGGTAATATGATTAAAAACGTTGCAGATACAACTGATAAGTTAATGGATCTGCAAAAGAAATTGCAAGAAGTTGAGGGAGGAGGTGTAGGACCTTCTGCTAAGAACGTTACTAACAACACTATGTTTGTTGGAAGTACCGCAGAACTTGCAAAATTTCTTAAGTCCCAAAAGGATAAATAGATAGTAAAAGGAATCAAGTCACAATGTCAGTTTTAAATGTATTAGATACTCAGACAGTGAGTGGTTCAGGCACTTCATATATTGTGGTGAAAACTGGTGTTGTACGTGCATACGCTGCTTCAGCATCCACGATCGCATTTGATGGAGGTCCTGCCATAACTCTTGCTGCTGGCGAAGCTGTTCTACTTTCAGTAGGCAAACCAAAGAACGCTAAGATCGCTGCTGCAACAGATGCTGTTGCAATGGTAATTACCCCAGAAGGATTTTCTAACGGTGGTCGTCATACTTTTAGTGTTGGAGATTATATCGAAACCGTAGATGGTGGTGATACAGATGGATTTACATCTGACTTTGAATCTGCTGCTTCAGGTGGTAAGAAGGTAACAGCAATCACTGCTACTTCTATCACAACAGATTACGATTCATCTGGTGCAAGTGGAGACTATGCTCTCAGTGCTGCTGATGCAACTGCTGGAGATATTCCATTAGTGAAGCGTGCAGTTAAATGTGTCGCAGGTGGTAACGCTGTTATCCTTGAGCAAGTGCAAATTGTAGGTGGTTAAATGTCAGACGATAGACTTAAAAAACAAAAGAGTTTTATCGATAAGAAGCAACTGATGCTTAACTTTCGTAAGTTAAGACTTCAGAGGAAAGCTGTAGCACAAAAGGCAGACACTGATATGCAGATGCAAACTCAGTCCTTTAAGATAAAACCGTTCGGACAGTTCATAACTGAGGGTGGTTTAGCACGTGCTATTGAAAAATCTAAGACTAAAGTTACTGGACACATCAGTGCTGACAGAGGTTCTGATGAAAAGAAAAATCGTGATAAGCGTAAAGGATTAGAGAAAGATCTCAAGAAGAAGGGTATCGGATATAAGAAGGGTGTGGGACAGTACAAGTATGACGATGGTAAAACTGGCACAGAGGTTTCCTATCACACCACAAAACCTGATAAAATGTCGAAGCGTCGTTTCGGAAAACTCTCCAGACGACTCGGTAGAAAACACGGACAAGAGTCTGTGATTACGAAGGATAAAGCGAAACCTGCAAAATTGCACTATACTGATAATAGTGGTAAGAAATCCGAGTCTATCGGTAAAACTAAAGCTGGAAAGCATCCTGGTGGATATGGTGAAACATCTTCTACTAACGTGCGTTCTGGTAAACTTCCTAAAAAAGTAAAGGACAAAAAACTACATTATGACAACTGAATGGGACGATTCTAATTGGAGGGAGGAGCAGAAAGCTTTTACTTCTAATAAAAGACATCTTGAATTACTAGAGAACGGACCTAAGAGTCTGTCTCAATCTTGGATTCTTCAAGCATTGCATCAGCAATGGATGAAGAGGAATGGATATAAATATCCAGACACAGAAAACAAAGGACAACTGCAATCATCATTTAAGGAGTGGAACGATGGTACTAA